CCATGCCAACCATCACCCGCACAGACATCCCCTCTATCGCCAACCTCTCCGAGATCGAGCGCGAAGCGCTGGCCCGCTGGCTGGCCCAGGCTGCCACCGCGGCCGGCATCACGAACCGCCGCCAACGCATCGCCCTGCAAAGCCACCTCGCCAACCTGATCGAGCAGTAGGACCGCCATCGCAGCCGACAAGGACACAAGATCATGGCCTGGCTTGAAGCCCACCAAGAACTCAGAGATCACCCCAAGACTAAACGGGCCGCGCGCCTGCTAGGCATCAGCCGTCCGCAGATGATAGGGCACATGTTCTGCCTGTGGTGGTGGTGTCTGGACTATGCCGAAACCGGCAGCCTGGTCAACTTCGACCACGACGACATAGCCGAAGCCGCAGGCTGGGAAGGCAACCCCGACCTGTTCATCAATGCGCTGGTCAACTGCGGCACCGCCGGCCGGCCCGGCTTTCTGGTTGACGATGGCGACAGCCTGTCGGTCAACGATTGGGCCGAATACGGCGGGCGCTACATCACCAAGCGCAATCAGGGCCGTGACCGGCAGCGTACATGGCGATTGCGTAACGCAAAAGTAACGCATGACGAAAGCGTTAGTGACGCAGACGTAACGCGTTACGAACGCGTTAGTAACGACGATGTTAGCGTTAGTAACGCGCACAAAAGCGTTAGTAACGCACCTACAGTAGAGGAGAGTAGAGAACAGGAGAGAACAGGAGAGGACAGTACAGGACAGAAACCAGAGACGGCTACGCCGCGTGCCGCTGCGGCGCCGCCCTCCTCCGCCCCGCCCTCGAAGCGCCTCCGCAAAGAGAAACCGGAGACGCCGGAGCAGGTGACGTGGTTCAGGTCTGTTACCGGCAGGTTCCCGCCAAAGGAACTGTTCCCGAAGGTCATCGAGATCGTGGACGGCCGGCGCGACGCCGATATGCTGACTGCCTGTTGGTCTGAGTGGATTGGCCGAGGATACAACCGGGTCAACTACGGTTGGTTCCTGGACTGGTACAAGAAGGGCAAGATACCGCCGGGCCGCAACGGCAGCGGTCCCGACAGCGAAGCCGCCAAGAGCGAAGCCTACCGCCGCAAGATGGCCATCATCATGGGCACAACAGGAGCGACGACCGATGGCAACTGATACCACCATCCGCCAGGTGCTGGCCGTGCTAACCGCGGAGTACCCCGACCACTTCAACAAGCTGTCCGAGGAGCAGATCGCCGCCAAGACGGCCCTGTTCGTGCAGGCCCTGGCCGACCTGGACGACGAAACGCTCAAGGCCGCCGCCCTGCGCCACATCGGCACGTCGCCCTTTTTCCCCAAGGTCAGCGAGCTACGAGCCGCCGCCGCCGCCGTCACCTTCCAGCCGGCCCCCGACCCCATCGAAGCCTGGGGCCAGGTTCAGGAGGCCATCCGGCGCTATGGCGTCTACGGCGTCCCTTGCGGCGAGGCTGAGGGCTGGGGCTACAAAGCGCCGACCTTTGCCGACCCGATTACCAACCACATCATCCGACAGATGGGCTGGCAGGAGCTTTGTTTGTCCGAGGAGCCGCACACCGACCGGGCCCGCTTCTGTGACGCCTACGCCCGCATCGCTCAGCGTGAGCGCCAGCAAGCCAGCCTCCCCGCCGCCCTCCAAGACGGCGCCCTATCGCACCGCCAGCTTGCCCCTGGCGACCGCAACCCGCAGGCGCTGGTGCATCAGATCGCCGGCGCACTTTCCGCCAACAGGAGCTAACCCATGACCCCCAAGACCGCCATGACCAAAGACCTGGTCAACGACTACTCCCGCTGGATCATCGAGAACAAGATCGACATTGTGCGCGGCGACGGCTTCGAGATCGACCCCGCCGACCTGTCGCCCGCCCTCGCGCCGCACGCTGCAGACTCCGTGCGTTGGGCCGCCCGCCGCGGCCGCGCCCTGCTGGCCAGCAAGTTCGGGATGCACAAGACCCGCCAGCAAGTCGAACTGCTGCGCCAGGTCGTCATGCGCAACCCTGGCCGCAAGGTCATCCAGGTCTGCCCGCTGGGCGCCCGCTACCAGTTCACCCAGATCGACGGCCCGGCGATGGACGTGCAATTCCAGTACGTGCGCACCGACGCCGAGGCGGAAGCCGCTGAGACGCCCTTCCTCATCACCAACTACGAGCGCCTGCGCGATGGCAACATCACCTACAAGTACCTGTCCGAGAACGTCGAAGCCATCTGCCTGGACGAAGCCGCCATCCTGGGCAACCTGGGCACAAAGACCCAGACGGAGTTCCAGACGCTGCTGGCCGACATCCCCTACCGCTGGGTGGCAACGGCCACGCCGGCGCCCAACGACTACCGCCAGTTGATCTACTTCGCCGACTTCCTGGGCTACATCGACGCCGGCTTTGCCCTTACTCGCTGGTTTGGTCGCAACCCCGACAAGGCCGGCGACCTGGAACTGCTGCCCCACATGGAGCGTGACTTCTGGCTCTGGGTTGCCAGTTGGGGCCTTTTCTTGCAGGCGCCCTCCGACCTGGGCCATTCCGACGAAGGCTTCTCCATGCCGCCCTTGACCGTGCGCTGGCACCGCCTCACCGCTGACCACGAGAAGGCGTGGGACATCGTGGAGAGCGATGGCCAGGCGCACCTGTTCAAGGATACCGCCGCCGGCGTCAAGCAGGCCATCCGTGAGAAGCGGGACAGCATGGCGCTGCGCGTCGCGAAGGCCAAAGAGATCGTGGACGCTGCACAGGCGGGTACGCACTTCGTCATCTGGCACGACCTGGAGGATGAACGCCGGGCGCTGAAGAAGGCCATCCCGGAGTTGGTCGAGGTCTTTGGCTCGCAGGATCACGACGAAAACGAGCGCCGCCTGATGGATTTCACACAGGGCCGCTCGCGGATCCTCGGCGCCAAGCCCATGATGGTTGGCGCTGGCCCCAACTTCCAGGCGCATTGCCACCGGGCCATCTACCTGGGCGTGGGCTACAAGTTCCGTGACTTTATCCAGTCGATCCACCGCCTCCAGCGCTACGGTCAGGCGCACGTCGTCGAAGTGGACATCATCCACACAGACGCCGAGGATGAGGTCGTATCGGTGCTGCAAGGCAAGTGGCAGGCGCACGATGAGCTGGTTGGCCGCATGTCCGAGATCATCCGCGAATATGGCCTGGCCACCGAGGCGCTGGCGCACAACATCCGCCGCAGTCTGGGCGTCACCCGCGCCGAGGAGAGCGGCAGCTACTTCCACCTGGTCAATAACGACACGGTGCTGGAAACCGCCGCCATGCCCGATGAGAGCGTGGACATGATCCTGACCAGCATCCCCTTCGGCAATCATTACGAGTATGTCGAAGCCAAAGAAGACTTCGGGCACAACTCGGAGGATCGCCTGTTCTGGGAGCAGATGGATTTCTTGATCCCGTCGCTCTACCGGGTGTTGAAGCCGGGCCGTGTGGCCGCCGTCCACGTCAAGGACCGCATCCTCTACGGCCACCAGAACGAATGGCACACCGTCGCCGTGTGGCCCTTCTCGGACGACTGCAACCGGGCCATGATCAAGCACGGCTTCATCCCGGCCGGCCGCATCACGGTCGTAACCGACGTGGTGCGCGAGAACAACAGCACCAACCGCCTCGGCTGGAGCGAGAACAGCAAGGACGGCTCGAAGATGGGTGTTGGCTTGCCCGAATATGTCCTGCTGTTCCGCAAGCCGCAGACCGACGTAACCCGCTCCTACGCCGATGAGCCGGTCAAGAAAGACAAGGCCGCCTACTCCCGCCACCGCTGGCAGATCGACGCCCACAGCTTCTGGCGCTCGGACGGCGACGCCCTGCTGGCGCCAGAGGAGCTGCTGGCCATCCACCCGGAACGCCTGGCCGACATGGAGACGGGCCAAATCTACCGCTGGCATCAGGAGTTCAGCCGGACCCACCCGTACAACCACGAGGCGCACGTCGCAATGGGCGAGGTGCTGGAAAACGCCGGCAAGGATCGCCTGCCCGCCAAGTTCATGCTGCTGGCGCCGCAAGCGCCCGAGCACGCCCTGGATTACGTCTGGACCGACATTCTGTTCATGCGCACGCTCAACATGACGCAGGCCCGCCGCCGGGTGGAAAAGCACGTCTGCCCCTTCCCCCTGGACATCGTAAGCCGGCTGATCACCCGCTTCACCAACCCCGGCGAATTGGTCTTTGACCCCTTCTCCGGGTTGGGCACCACGCCCTACCAGGCCATCCGCCTGGGCCGGCGCGGCCGCGGTCACGACCTGAACCCCGACTACTGGCGGGCCAGCGTGCGCTACTGCCAGGAGGCCGAGGTCGAGCGCCTCGCCCCCACCCTCTTTGACCTGACCGCCCTCGAAGCCGCCCCGACCGCCAACGGCAACGGCAAACACGCCAGCAACAACTACCGTGACGCCTTCGCCGTGGCCGAGCCAGAGATCGCGTAACCCATCACTCACAAGGAGACCTCCTGGACAACCGGCGGCGGGCCACCATAGCCCATAAACGACCGGCGCCCCGCTCAGCGAGAGCGGCAGCCGGCGGGCCGTAGCAGTAGACGCGTTGCCAGCCTTGAGCCTGTCGAAGCCCGGCGCCAGGGCCGGGCCGGCAGGAGGAATGTATGATCTTTGGTTCTTTGTTCTCCGGTATCG